CATGATGTCACTGGCCTCCGTTCATATTGCTGATCATCCGCACGCGTGCGGCGGCGGCAGACTGGTTGGCGCCGGCATTGCCGCCGCCCTCGTCCTTGCCGTCCTGCTTCATGCTCGGTTGCATGTCGCGGCGCTGCTGGCCGATGGAATCGGCCCGCCGGCCCTTCTCGGCCACGGCCATGTCGTAGGCCACCTCGATATAGGCGTCCGACTTGCCGGCGACGTCGAAGGCATCGCCACGCACCACCTTGATGACGGCGACGCGGATGTCCTTGTCAGCCATGTCCTGCTTCAGCTCCACGCCCATGGTCTTCGCATCGCCCTCCAGCTTGAGACGCGCCAGCGCGGCGGCTTCCCCATCCTTGCGCGCCTGCTCGATCTTGCCGGTTGCCTCGTCGGCGCGCGACTTCTCCGAATCGGCGCGCGCCTGCTCGGTGTCGGCCCGCTTGGTCTCCACGGCCGCCTTGGCGCGCAGCGCCTCCAGTTCCTGGGCTACCTCGGGCGCGGCGTCGTAGGACAGGCCCGAGTCAAGCCGCACTTTGACAGTCGTCATGTTGCTTTCCTCATCGTTGCTCAAATCGGCATCCGCCGCATCCAGATTCAGGCGGGCATTACCGGCCCTGCCAGCGCGCACGAGGGCCAGGTGGTTGTACCTGATGTGCCGTTGCACGGCGTCGTAACGCTGGCCGTTCCACACCCCGGGGGTCTCGTCGAGATCCAGCGTGTAGCCGCAGGACAGGTCCTTCTTCCCCTGCGCAACCGGCGTCGTGTCGTGCACGATCACGTCGCCGCGCGTGTCCTCGCCGTCCTGCCGGCCCTCCGACAGCACCGCGCCGACGGTGTGCGCCTTGGCATTGCTCGCCGTCACGAGGCCGGGATGGCCGTCGGTGATGGGCTTGCCTTTCAGGCTGGCGAGTGTCTCGGGGTGGAACACCTCTTCCGGCGGCCGCAGCTCGTACCGCGTCGACCCATCCGCCCGTCGGTAGGGGAACACCCCGACGCGGGTCAGCACGGGGCTGTCCTGCAGAAAGCCCTCCGCCGTGCTCGTGGCCTTCAGCGGCGAGGTGTCGAATCGCATTTCCATTGGGTGTCCTCAATGCACAATCAAGGCGTCCAGGTCGTCTAGCGATGGCAGGACTGCCTCGGGCCAGCATCGGCACCGGATCGGCTGGCCCGGATGGCCGTCCGGCGGCGGTTTGTCCCATGAGAACGTCTCGCCCTCACGTTCCACGTGCTCGTCGCGCTCGCGCTCGTCCAACGTGCCGCGCCAGCGGTATTCCTTGATGCCGACGTTCTGCTGCCGGTACGCCGTCAGGCGGCCATTCAGCTTGCCGATCTGGTCCCGGGCGATCAGCTCGGCCCGGTTCCGCGGCTGACCGTAGGTGTCCCGTATCAGCTTCGTGAGGCTGCGCACGGTTTCGCCCCGCTGCACCGCCGCGACGATCCTGCTTTGCAGCGTCGCCACGTACTGCGCCGGAATGGACTTGATCAGCCGGAGGTTCTCGGCCTCCCAGACCCGCATGAGCGGCGCAAGGCCAGGCTCCGTCGGGAAGATGTCCACGCCATAGGCACCGCGGAGCGTCTCGTGCAGCTGCCGGGCGTTGAACGCGTCCACCCGACGAGCGAGCATGTCGATCACCTGGCGGTGCACTTCGTCGGAGATTGCCGCAGCGGCCACCGCCTCGGCAAAGGCAAGCTCCATGGCGGTGTACCAGCGGTCATCTTCGGGCGGCTGCACCAGGTCATCCGCCCGCACCAGGCTCATCGCCGGCACCACCAGCCGCTCCACGGCGTCCGTGATCCGCGCGGCGTAGTCCCGCACGAAGCGCACATACTCCCGCTCGATCGCCGCCGGGTAGAGCCACTTCTTAGGCTTGCGCGGCGTACTGCGTGGCCGCCTTGCGGCTGCCCGTGGCGGCATCGAGCCCATACTTGCCCTCGCTGGCGAGATAGTCCTTCGCCTCTTCCTCGCTCAAAATGCCGCGATCCACCAGCGCACCCACCGCGTTGGCTTCCGCCGCCTGGCCGTCGGCAGTCGTCTTCCGGATCTCGGCATCTTCCTTGGCCGTCGGCGTATCGAGCGGCGGCCAGACGATCGACCACTGCTTCGGACCGCCCGTGACGCCCTTCTGCGCCAGGATCAACGCCACAAGGCGCTCCAGCGCCGGCGTGGCCTTGCTCTTCTGCAACCCCTCCACCAGATCGTGGAGCGTGTCGAAATCGGCCTCGCCGGTAGCGTTCTGCCCTGCCGGCGATCGACCAAACAGCACCGTCACCGGGATGCCCGTCTCGGCAGACAGCGCAATCTGGAACTCGGCCACGATGTCCCGGACACCGCCCACGCTGGTGTCCTCGATGCGGTACTCGTCCTCGCTGTCGACGGCAACCGTGTTCAGGATGTTGCGCGCGGCATCGACCAGGCTGATGCGCTTCTGTACCAGGTCCTCCAGCCCCGCCTTCAGCAGATCGGCCAGGCCCTTCATCCCATAGATGGCCTGCTGCTTGCGCTCAAGGATGCCCAGTGCCCACTGCAGCGACTTGAGGTAATCGTTGATGATCCGGTACGGGCGCTGGGCGGCGCTGCGCCCAGCCCACGGCACGCCCTTGATAGCGGCCACGCGGCGGGGCAACGGGTCGCCCGGGACCGGAATCAAGCGGCTCTCGTGGACAGAGAACTCCGCATCGCTCACACCGGAGGCCTGTGTGCGGACCCGGTAGACTTGGGGCATGCCGAAGTTCGGCTTCGTCGGATCGCTGTACCGCTGATCGGTTGCGCTGATGTCGTCCAGGTCGAAGACCTTTAGTTCCTCGATCCGGGTCAGGGCACTCGTGCGCAATGGCGTGCGCAGCAGCCCCCCGTCGTCGGCGATCACCACGATTGCGGCGCCGCCGGACAGCCGCGCCCAGCGCATGGCGTCAGCGAGCGCCGGCAGCGCCTTGAGGCGGTCCAGTTCGTTCGCCACGGTCTTGTCGTCGTCGCCGACGATCTCCACGCCCCGGGATACAGCCTTGTCTGCAGGAAGATCGACGACGCGTGCGTACAGCCCGCCGGCAGCGTATAGCTCGACGAGGGAACGCGGCGGAATCATCGACACGCCCGCATGGCGCCCCATCACCGCCGATTCATAGCCGTCAAGTCTCATGTGCTTCCGTCAGCTTGCCAGGGCTCGCGCCCGGGCAATGTTGTCACCCAAGCTGTTGAACGCCCGCGACAGCGCGTCCACCTGGTCATCGAACGCCCCGTTAGGGAACATCCGCATCTCGCCGGTCAGCGCATCGTTCCAGGGCGCTTTCAGCATGCGGACATTGCCCACGTTCACCTGTGCCGCGAACGGCGCGGCGCGCGTTGCCTTGTCGCCGCTTTCCGTGGAGAATGTGAACGACGTGCCAAACAGCTTCTTGCTCAGATAGCTGGCCTGCGCCTTGCCGGCCTGGCCGGGGTCCTGCGGGATCGACTGCATGATCCGAGGGCCGTCGCGCCGCGCCGTATTGACCAGAAGCCGCTCGACGTCGTCCGGCCCGCCGCGTTCGCGCTGCATGTCCGCAATCCACAGGATCCCGTCGGGGCTGCGGCCAAGCAGTGGGCCGGCGGTCCAGTCGCCGCCCCCCTTGGTGGCAGCCAGATCCCAGCCCCGGACGAACTCCAGCCCCGCCGGCAGCGCATCAACGATCTCGATCCTGCTCGGCTTGAACACGCCGCCGTCGCGCGGGGCCGGCGCCTGCATGTACTGGCCGGCGAACACATAGGGGTTCGCGTCTTCCATCCGGGCCAGGTCGGCAGCCGAATGCTTCTCCGGCCAGAGCGGCGTGCCGTCCTCATTGCGCGCGGGGATGCAGACGTGCTCCCACGCCTCGCCATTACCGCCGCCCAGCAGCCAGCCGGCCAGGTCCCGGTCGTGCAGGCGCTGCATGATCAGGATGATCGGCGTGTCCGGCGTGTTGGTGCGCGACTCCAGCGTGTTCTGGAACCACTCGATCACGCCCTCGCGGACGGGCTCGCTCTCGGCCTCGTCCGGCTTGTGCGGGTCATCGATGATGATTGCCCCGCCGAAGCCATCGCGCTGCTTGCCGGCGCCAAAGCCGGTGATCGGGCCACTCGAGCCGGTGGCGTACATCACGCCGCCAGCCGTGGTCTTCCAGTCGTCACGCGCCGAGGACGAAGGGTCCAGCAGCGTGCGGGCGAAGATGTCCCGGTATGCCGGGTGCGCGAGCATTTCGCGCGTCGCCAAGGCATTCTTGCCCGCCAGCTTGGCCCCGTACGACGTGTGGATGAACTCGGCATCGGGGAAATGCCCCATCGCCCACGACACGAAGTTCGGCACGGCCAGCTCGGTTTTCGAGTACCGCGGCGCCACGTTGATGATCAGCCGCCGGCACCGCCCCCGGAACACCCTGGTCAGCGCGTCGCAGATGGTCTTGTGGTGCGGCCCGCGCTTCCATTTGAAGCGGCGGCGCTGATAGAACATCCAGCGCGTGTAGAAGTAAAGGTCCTCGCGCGCCAGCTCGGCCGCCGCCACCCGCTCGGCCGCCGAGTACTCACGCATCACCTACACCTCGTCGAGCAGATCCCGGGCGATCTCCCGGAACTCGTCCTTCGTCATGGATACGCTCTGGATGGGTCCACCGTCCACGCCGGCCAGCTCCAGCTTCTTGCCTTCCTTCCATCCACCCTGACACTTCATCCAGAAGATCGCCGCCGTGACGGCCTTCTGGTCCTTGCCCATCGCATGCTGGAAAAGGTTCTGCGCCACCATCGCGTTAGCCAGCGCCTTCGCGTCCTTCAACTCGGAGCGGAACGCCGCGCGCAGCGTCTTCACGTCCACGGGCCGGCCGGTCTGAGGATTCTTGATCTTCGTGCAGATCATGTCCTGCGGCGTGCCGCAGGCGGCCATGGCCGCCACGGTGATGCGCTGTTTTTCTGTAGGCTCGAAGGGTTTTCTGCCTGCCATCCCAAACCATCACCTTCGCCAGACATGCTGGCTTACCCACGCCCGCACCACGTCTCGGAAGCGCTTTTGCGGCGCCATCGTTGCGGTTGGCCCCGACTCGGAGACGTCGCCCTCGCGTACCGCGGCGACTTCGGCATACGACCGCCCGTCCGCAAACTTGGCCTCCGCGCCCGTCGCCGTGGTCCAGCGCTGGACGATGACATCGCAGTATCGAGGGTCGATCTCCATGGCATAGGCACGCCGGCCCAGCCGCTCGCACGCCATCAACGTGGATCCAGACCCGGAGAATGGGTCAAGCACCGCCTCACCCTCCCGGCTGCTGTTGCCGATCAGGTATTCGAGCAACGCCACCGGCTTCATCGTCGGGTGTTCGGCATTTCGGCTCGGCCTATCGAATGCCCAGACCGTGGACTGCGCCCGGTCGCCATGCCACCGATGCGCAGCACCGGGTTTCCATCCATAAAGGACGGGCTCGTGCTGCCAGTGGTAGTCGTGGCGCCCGAGCACGAACGACTGCTTCACCCAGACGCAGCATTGCGCCAGCTTGAGCCCGGACGCCGCGAATGCGCGGCGGAACGCGATGCCTTCAGTATCGGCGTGGAAGACGTAGACGCCGCCGCCTGGCCGTAGCGCAGCGGAAACATTGCGATACGCCGCGAGCAGGAAGCGCTGGAAGGCATCGCCCGACATTGCGTCGTTCTCGATGCGCAGCCTGTCTGCCGTCTTGCCCTCATAGGCTACGTTGTACGGGGGATCCGTGACGACAAGGTCAGCCCGCGCGCCGCCGAGCAGTGTCTGCATGGAGGCTGCGTCGAGCGCATCGCCGCATATCAAGCGGTGATCGCCGAGAACCCATACATCGCCTCTTCGGCTGACGGGCTTAGCCGGCGCTTCCGGAGCATCATCGGCGCCCACCAACTCGCGCACGGGCTCGTCTGGCAGCAGCGGTTGCAGCTCATCCGCGTCAAAGCCCAGCACATCAACATCGAAGCCCATGTCCAGAAGCTCGGACAGCTCTCCCGCCAGGAGGTCGGGATCCCACGAGGCATTTTCGGCCAGCCGGTTGTCGGCGAGGATGTATGCGCGCCGTTGGGCGACGTTCCAGCCGGTGCAATCGAGCACTGGTACGGTGCCGGCTGGGATCTCGTCGCCGCTGGGCAGCCGGATAGCCTCACCGGCGTCATAGAGCAGCTTCGCCGCCTGCACGCGTGCGTGGCCGGCGACAATTCCATCCCGGTCAGCCAGCACCGGCAGCGTCCACCCGAACTCGCGGATGCTGTCCGCCAGTTGCTCGATCTGGTCCGCCGAATGAGTCCGTGCGTTGCGCGCGTAGGGCGCCAGTTCCGCAACCGGTTTGTACGAGACATCTGGCCTTGCCATACGACCTCCCGAGGCTGGAGCGGGCTACTGGAATCGAATCGGTCCAGGCGGCTTGGAAGGCCGCTGCCTTACCGCTCGGCCTGGCCCGCACGGACCAAACTGGCAAACAAAAAAGCCCGCTGGCTTTCGCTCAGCGGGCTTTACTTTCTCATCACGGACTCAGGCACATCGTGGAAGTAGCGCTTCCCATCCTTGTCCATCAGCCACTTGTCGGAATATCCGAGGTGGCTGATAGGGTCGGAATCAGGATCGGCATTCAGCCGCTGCTTCTCACCTCGACGCCACCGTCGATGCCAGGCCGCCTTGTCGGCCGCCTCGCTCTCCGCGGTGGTTACTCCTCTAATCGCTGTTTTTCGTTTGCTCCTCGCCATCTCGACTCCTTTTCGTAGGCCGGACGTGCGAAAGCCCGCTCGGCGGCGGGCTTTGGATGGAGCTACTGCGACTATGGCAAAAATGTAGTTCGTTTGTCACACGCTGTCAAGCTGCGCCGGGCGTCCTTTCCGACGCCAGGCGAAGGATGCTGCGCTCGACACGAATCAGCACGATGAGTAGCACGAGCATCCCAAATGCGGCGAAACACGATGCACTCCAGTACAAGGCCTGAACCGCACTCAGCTTCTTCACCTCGACCTCTGCCGACGCATTGCGCTTTTCCGTCTCGATGCGAGCACGCTCGAGCTTGTACTGCGACTCAAAGTATTTGAAAGCCTTGTCGACCTCCTCGAAAAAACTCTCCGCCGACTTGGTGCCCACCGTGCTCTCATCGAGCTGGAAGGACTCGTCGAGGTACTTGGTCAGTGCTTCCACGAATTTCGGTCCCAAGTCCTCAGCATTCACGTACCTTGCCACGATCTCTTCAACGGCCGACTCGTTGATGGTTCCGGAGGGATTCACTAGCCTTTTGAGGTGCTTCGTTATTACATTCCCAAGGGGCTTGGCAAGCTGTTTCACCTGCTCGGATTGAGCCTGCGTTTCGGGTGTCTTGGGTTGCCCGGCAACTTTGCCTGCCTTGAAAGACTTCGGTGTGATCTTGATTTCCTCGGACACAACCTTGGGCTTCACGAACAAGCCTTCGCTTGCATTCAGGCCTAGGACCACCACACAAACCAAGGCGACAGTTGCCGCAACCAAGATAACCACGCGGAGCAACTGCAAATAGCCACCTTCGATTTTATTAAGCATATTTCTCAATTTTGGATTTTGGTTGCGGGAAGTTAGCGTAAACGTGCTCCTCCACCAACAAACTTCGAAACCTCCCCACTTGAGGAGGGGCGCCCTTCGGCTCGAAGCCGCACCAGAGCCCTATCAAGTGTGAGAGCGTTGTTGACGGCCCTTCCAGCTTGTGCCGCCGCCCATGCCTGGTCATCCTCCGCCGAAACCACACCGTGCGCTTGGAACGCAGCACCGAGACGGTTCACCGCCCGGGCCTCGAGCGCTGCGAAGTGAGTCGCCATCCATTTTGCCGCGCGCTGCACCTTGCCCCGGTTCACGCCCCATCGATCGCCGATGTCGCGCACCGACATGCCGTCCGCTTTCATTTTCCGCGCGGCATAGTGCCTAGCGATCAGGTGAAACACGGGCTCGTAAGCGTGGATGCCGCAGACCGTGCGCGCGTAGCCAGCGAGCACCCGCACACCCTCCGCCTTCTCGTTGCCCATGCCGTAGCGCGCCAGCATGGCGCCCAGCTCCGGCCTCGGAAGACGGTCGCGCACCGCCGCCACTATCATCGCGCATTGCCCACGCACCTCAAGCATGTCCAGGTCGCCGAAGTCGATGCGCCCGGCGCCGGGCTCGCCGCGCAGCTGCTGCAGCCACAGCTGCTGCCGGCCGGAGAGGTGCGACACGCCCTCCATGGCGCGGATCAGCGCCCGCCGCATCTGCCCATCTGCCATCGCCGGCTGCGACAGGATCAGGAACGACACGTGCAGCGCCTGCTCGGTGTATTGGAAAATTGCGTCCATCGGGTGCTTCACTTCACTCATCAAGCCTTCTCCAGCGGTAGCTCCATCGCTTCGACATAGACGCCTGGCGATGTGCCGTACTTCTTGCTGACGCGCACCTCCACCACCTGGGAGTCATCCACCCAGACGATGCCGTTCAACCCATCCTTGATGGCTTTGAGAACGTTGTCGGCGTCAGGCTTGTTGGTCGCACAGATCAGCCCCGCCTCGGCCATCGCCTGGCGCCTCCTGGACCAACTGGCCGGGATGGCCAGCGCGATCTCCGCCACCAGGTGCATCGCCCCCCCAAACGGCGTGCGCATGCCCATGGCCTGCTGGGCGGCCAGCGCCACGCGGCTCTCGTAGCTGGCCGTCTTCTCCGGCGTGTGGTGGATCACCACCGGGCGCCCGGCGCCATTGAAGACCGGCTTGCCGCCGCGCATCAGAGGCGCGCTGCGGGCTCGGCCTTTGGCCACGGGCTGACCGGGGATGCGAAAGCAGACACGGGCGGGCGGGACCAACGCGTCGGGCTCATTCATGCCGTCGTCGGGGTGCCTCATCGCCTGACCTCCTGCCCGCAAATCACCAGCTTCATGCGACCGCAGCGCACGCACGACACACAGCCCGTGGTGGCATTCCTGCAGAAAGTGCAGTCGCGCCCGAAGACGGCACTGCATTCGGTGGCTGCCGGCACGTGGACATACGGACTGCTCGCCTCGAGCGCTGTTTGCAATGCCGCCACCTCGCCCGGGTTCTCCTCGCGCCACTGCGCCCAGCTCGGGTGGGCCAGCTTCCACTCGATCCACTCGCGGCAATCCGGCTTGGCAAGAAACGGCTTGCGGCGCTTTGCGCACCGCTCACAGCGATGCCCGCACGTGTGGAGGTGGTTGCCGCAGAAGAAGAGCCCGCAGCCACGGTCGCCTCCATAAGGCTCGCCGCCGCAGACATGCGCAAGCCCCCGATTGATCAGCACGTTGCAATCAGGATGGTCGCAGATCCCCGGCACGCCATAGCCGATATCGCGCTTCCAACACTCGTCGTATTCGACGCTCCAGCCCATCAGAAGTCCCCCTCTTCATTTGCTCGTTTAGCGGCAGGCATTGCGCCTGCCTCAAGAAACTGCTTCTCCCGGTGCGCCCGTTCCATCCACGCGTCGCGCGGCGTTGGGTCTTTGCCCCTGCCCCATTGCTGCTCACGCCATTGGTCAAAGTCGGCCTTCTCGTCGGGATCCCTGATGGGCGTTCGGACGATAGATACGGCCAACGCGGCCCGCAGGCGGGCGATGGCATCGTCAACGTCATCCCCGACCCGCTCTCCGTGGCCGTTCTCCCACCCGGCGAAACCGGGGTCATTGCAGCCATCCAGCAGACGATCGAGGCGGTCTAGCAGTGCGGTGGTTGCCGCTCTCACTTCGACCGATAGCCGCTCGCCCGTGCCGTCGCCGACCGCCTCGTTCTGTTCCTTCCTCTGCACTGTCATGGCCTTTTCACGTGTCAGGTTTGTCGAAGATCAAAATCGGGGCGCTGGCCTTTTATACTGGGGAAAAATCGTTGCTATACGTCCGCAATGCCTTGCCACATATAGGAATTCGTCCAAGTTGCCTTGCGGGAAAAATGGGCCATGATCAGTGGCTCCTGGCTGGGTCGGGGCCGGGGCCGGACACCGTCGTGGCGCCGCGGGCCTTCCACACCCATGGCCCTTCGCCCGCCGCCTCGAACACTCGGACCTTGAAGTACGGAAATGGCTCGTCGGTATGCTGGTGGACGCCTAGCCGTTCGCCCTGCTGCGTGATGCCCGATGCGGATTCCCACCAGCCGTGGTCCTGCCCGCTCGCGCCCGGAGCCGGCCCCTCCCGACCCGCGACGATGTCCGACAACAGCGCGTCGATGAGCCCCACGTTGACCGGCTGCGACGACCGCTCCTTGCGCCGCCGCGTCCTGGCGGCTTCGATCGCCCGGGACAGCTCCCCCGGCGTGACACCCTGCTCGGCCCACAGCCCCAGGCGCTGGTCGTCGGGCGCGGCATCGATGTCATTGCCCTCCAGGACGTCGACAAACGCGGCGGCGGCAGGCGGCTCGGGGCCGCTCGCGCCACTACCGTGGGTGGCTATGCCGCCGCTTAGGGTTTTAGTAGTTGTAGGTGAAGGTGGAGGTTTGCCGTTTCGTTGGGGGGCCCGTTGGGGATTTCGTTGCAACGCTCGTTCAACGTCCGTTGCAACGTCCGTTGGATTCTCGTTGCCTCCCTGCTGGCCCTCCCGTTCGGCCTCTCGTTTCAGGCGCCGTGCCTCTGCCGATGCCTTGCCCGCTTTGGATCTCTGATCGATGTTCGCATTGGCCCGCTCCAGTTCACGATCCATGCGATGGTGGCGCAGCCCGCCCTCGGTCGCAAAGAAGTAGCTGCGCAACTCTGTACCGGACTCCCGCCATTCCTTCGCGTCCATGCGCGCGATGCGTCGCAGGCGTTCGTCGTCGTTGGGAAGGCAGCCACCGTTCATCCAGGCGTGCATGAGCATCAGCAGATAGGCGCCGTGCTCCGCAACGCTGAGGTGCAGCGTGTCGGCCAGATAGTCAGATATGTAAAGCGGCATCCAGATGTCGGCACGCTTCCCGTTTGCTCGCGCCATTACGTGGCGACCTCCTCCTGCCGCGTGGCCGCCGCTGCCGCCCCATTGATGGGCCGCAAATCGGCGTCCCGGCAATCGCCATGGTTGCTGTAGCCGCTTCGCATCGTCACGAGATCCAGCACCCGGAACGGCGCGCCTTCGGCGGCAATACGCCACGCCGCATCCTGACCAAACGGGGCCGCGGGGGCCACAACGCGCACCACGCGCCCCACGTTCTCGATGAACGGATCCCGGACGATGTAGGCCAGATCCCCCGGCTTGCATCGGGTCATAACCTCCACCCTGCCCCACGCGGCTCCATGCGCAGCTCACAGGCCCTGCGGATGGCCGTTTCGTAGCCCTTGAGTTCACCCTTCCCCACGATGCGGCCCGCCGCGCACGGCGACGACCGGGGCGAAAAGTAGAAGCGGATGGAGTCGACGAGAACCGTGGCCACCGTAGCGCCAGCCAGTGCAGGCTTGATGGCGCGACGCAGCGTGCCGGCCGGTACCGCGAAGCGGCGGGCCAGCATCGGCTCGCTGAAACGCTGCAGCGGGTTGTTGCAGAGGTGCCGCACGATACGCGCGGCCAGCTCGGCGTCGGCCGCATCGCGGTCCACACTGCTATACGTTGTTTCAACCATGAAAAGCCTCCCAGCAGTCAGCGTTCTTCGGACGGAAGGCACGCCGGCATGCGCAATCGACATGCGCCGACCAGCCCTGCCCCCAATGGCGATGAAAGCGGGCCAGCGGCCCGCGTGTGAAAGGGTTCTCGCCAAACGGCGAGCCAGATCGGGCGGCGAGCCACACACAGCGGAAGGCAGCGCGTTCGAATCGCTCACGCATCGCTGCCCTCCTCTTCAGGCCCAATCTGTCCCAATTCGGGACAGGCCTCACGGGCCAGCACGTACGGGTGCACGGCGCCGTAGCGGCTGCGCATGACGTGAAATCCGAGGTGATCGGGTACCGGCACGCCGGCGCGCGCGGCTTCGGCCACCAACTCGTCTGCCGCCTGGGCTGGCAGGGCCACGTCGAGATGCTTCACGTCGGGGCTCATGGCACGCTCCGTGGGCCGGAATGGGCCGGACCGGACATGACGTCGGCCTGCGGCGCGGGCAACATGGCGACCATTGGCGTGGACAGCACGCCCACGGCGCCGAACAGGTGCTGCTCAAGGATCCGGTTGACGGCGGCCGAGACACTCTCCTGGCCATGGACCTGCATGTAGAGTTGCAGCGCGTCGTAGGTGCGGTCGCGGACGTGGGACTTCACCTCGTTGCGGCGTTCTGTATGGCGGCGGGACATAGGGGAACTGAAAGGAGCGAAATGGCAGCGCGCGGCAATTCACGCTGGCACTCGCAGACGGCAACCGAGCCGCGATCGAAAGGCCGCGCCCGGAAGCGAGCCACCTTCGTTGCGGTGTTGCCAAGGCGCGGAGGGAGATAGGGACGTCGGCGCATCAGGCGGCCTTCTCGGCTTCCCCCAACGCGCCTCCTGCGACGAGTTCAGGCCAGATGTGGTGCCAGCGGTCCGGCCGCAGGTCTTCAGGCCGACGCACCACCCGCCCCGTAGCAATGGCGAGTTCAGCAACCCGCCCAGGGTCGATGCCGGCAGCCTTCCATTTGTGCACGGAGGGTGGCTTGATGCCCAATTTTTTCGCAACCGCCGTCGGGCCGCCGAGCAGTTGGATAAGTTCAGATGACGTAGCCATGCGCAGATTTTAGCCATAGCTAACAATGAAACGCAAGGCACTTCTAGTTTACTTGGTGTTAGCGTTGGCTAATGAAATTACTCGCTGATCGCCTCCGCCTCGCTATGGCCGGGCCGCCCGAAGTCAAGGCAGCCGACCTGGCGCGCGCCTG